TACGAGGCCACGCTCTACATGTACGGCGAACTCGCCTGCAAGCAGCGCAACGCCCACTTCGTCATCAAGGACCTCACCGAGGTGACGATCTGACATGGCGGCTTCCAGCTCAATCACCTGGGCGTCGGAAGTCCCTGGCACACGCCGCGAAGTGCGTGGGTCGGTCACCTTCGACTCGTCTTACCCGACGGGCGGAGAGGCTGTCACCCTCGCGCAGCTCGGCCTGACCCGCTTGGACTGGCTGTCGGTCGCAACGACCGACGGCTACGTCCCGGCATGGGATGGTTCCACGTCTGCACCGAAGATCAAACTGTTCTGGGTCGACACGACCACAGACGGTGCACCGCTGGCCGAAGTTCCGTCAACGACCGATGTTTCGGCAGTCGTTGTTCGGTTCCACGCGACCGGCGCCTGATCCCAACAACAACACACGGCACGCAGGGTCGGTTACCTTCGGGTGACCGGCCCTGCTGTCTACAATGGGCAACATGATTCGCGCAGCAGACCTGATGGGAAATGTCCAGGGCGGAGGCCAAATGGCTGAAGTGTCCTGGGATGTCTACGACATCGCCACACGCATCCAAAAGGGTGACGAGTCAGGTTGGCGTGGCGACCCGTCAGCATCGCTGATGTTCAACCCCATCGCCCAACGGTTCGAGGTTTGGATGGTGGATGCCATCGGAGAGCCATACATCGCTTGCACCCACACCCGCTGCGACCACACCCTCATCACCAAACTGATTGAAGGTGACTGGCAAAAGGGCAAGCAACTGCACGAAGACCTGATGAAGCGCAACAAGGCCATCCGCGACAAGCACGAAACCGAGGAACGGGACAAGCGGCTCGAGTTGGCTGACAAGCTCCATTGGGCACTTATTCAAGACGTTGGACACCTGGATGGCGGCAACCGGCGCCAATACAGCATGGCAAAGAAAGGCAAGTAATGGCTACATACAGCGTCAACACAGCCAAACACGCCGTCCTGACACCCTCTACGGTCGACACCGTCAACCTTGCCAACCCGGCATCGTTCATCCTGGTATCCAACCGCACTACCTCAGGCGACCCGATCTTCTTCACTTTCGGTGACGCAACCAAAGGTGTCGCCACCCCAACCATCTCAGGCGATGACACCTATGTCGTCACCATCGGAATGACTGTCAGCCTGCCCGGCGACGGCACCAGCCCGCAAGTCAAACTGATTTCCAACAGCGCACAGGCATACAGCATCCAGGTCGTCTGATGAACCGCGGCGAACTCCGAACAGAAATCAAAGACCGCCTCGCCATCCCGTCAACGGGTGACGGTCTGATTACTGACTCGTATGTGAATTCGTCGATCAACAACGCGCTCAGCCGCATCTCGGCCGAACGTGACTGGTGGTGGCTGTCAGGAACAAGCACCCCAGTCTTCTCCACAACCACCGGTTTCGCCACCCTGCCATCCGACTTCATGCGAGCACAACAGCTCGTCATCAACGGAGCCGTCGCCCAAGCCGTCCCCTTCGAGACATACCTCGACGCCGACTCCAGCGATGTCGGAAACGCTTGGGTGATCTACGGCAACAACATCGCCCTATGGCCCATCCCCTCCACCTCGCCGACGGCCACGTTCTACTACTTCCGTAACGAGCCAACCCTGTCAGCCGACGGGTCAACGCCACTCATGCCTGCGGTCTACCACTACAGCATCTGCTCATACGCCGCCTACCTGTGCGCCGCTCGACGCCAGGACGAAACCCGTGCCTCGCTGTACCTGCAGGAATACGGCAACTGGCTCAAGACGATGAACGACGACAATCGGACGACAATCCAGAAGCGAATCAAGTTCAACCGCACCACCGACTACGCCGTCTGGGAGTAGCCGATGGGCAGCTTCGTCATCACCTATGACAACTTTACCGGCGGCCACTACATGGGCGACCGGTCAACCGAACTTCCCAACAACACATGGAAAGGCACAAATGCCATCCTTTCCGTCCGAGGCGACCTGGTTCCATCCGGAGTCAAAGAACTAGCGTCCATCGCCGCACCAACCCCACCGTCGGGGACATGGACATACGCACAAGTCCACGGATCATTCGCATTCAACGTCAAAGTCCTCATCAACGTCGTCTCCTACTACGGCACATCCTCCTCGGCCGGCCGTCTTCACGCCATCTACATGGACGGATCGTCGCCAACAGCAACGACTTACAGCCTCACCGGACGACCTGACGGGCGTGTCTCATTCGACAATGTTCGCACAGGAACCAGCACCGAAAAGTATTTCACCTACATCAACGGCGTAAACGGCGACATTCGCCAATGGTCGTGGAATACCGGACTTGACACCCTCGTTGTCGCCAACCCATTCTCTACGACAATCCCAGCAGACCTCGTTCAAGTCGGAAGCCGACTCGTTTCTTGGTACAACAACAAACTGTTCTACTCTGGTGCCCTCGACGCCGCCACCTGGTCAACAACCACTCAATACTACGAATTCCCTGACCTCATCACTGGAGTGTTCCCACGGTCAAACGACTTCATCGTCACGACAGTCGGAGCGGTCTACAGCGTCACCGGCGTCCTGGGCGAATCCATCAACATCCAACCCATCATCCCAAACGACAACGTGCGCGGAGGATTCCGCAAAGCAGTCATCGACAACCGCGTCGTCTATCTGCTTGACGAGGGCGTATCAGCACCGGGATACGCAGACGGCGTGATCTACGCTCTAAACGGCGCATTCATCGAACAAGCTGCCTACCTCGATCAAAACGATGTAATGGCTACCGCTGGATACAAAAACACGGCTGAACAGTTTGTGCTAGGCATGGGCCAAAACAACAACCTGATCTGCTGGTCCCGAGAAGGCACAGCATGGGCACGCCAAGCCAACAACACCTGGGCGCGATTTACATACGACGCCGCGAACATGAGCACCAGTTATTACATCCAAGCCCAAGTGGCGACCCCGGTCGGCTACAAAAACACGGTGCCACAAAACGAATACTTCATGGTGAGTTACCTGGACACCAGCCTAAACCTGCGAATGGTTCGGTACATCCACAACTTCCCGCAACCAAACTCCGCCGACTACGAATTCACTAGCAGCCCCACCAACCAAGCTGCAGCGTCAGCAACAGTCGACCTGGCCGAATACTGGCATTCCAAACCGATGGTCGTACGGGAAGTCATTATCGAAGCCGGATTTGACACAACAGCCAGCCTCAATCTGTCCGGCAACGCCACCATCCAGCCGTTTATCAAACCAACAGGAATTATCGACAAAGGCCCGAACGACACCGGCGGCTACGTCTCATCAACCCAAACAATTACCCAGGCCATCTCAGGAATCACGGCCGATAACAGCAACGCGATTTACCGATTCAAAATCAACGACGCTGGACGCGGCTACGGCTTCTACCCGCGCATCACCTGGCAAGGATGCCGCATCAGGCGTGTCATCTGCATTTGTGAGGACTAATGCCGTTCCGCTACACCTATCGAGGCCAAGACCTAACCGACCTTCCCAAAACCTCCCAAGACCTAATTGAGAACCGAGACACGGAACTCGAAACCTGGGTCAACGCCGCAATCCCCGTCGGGGGGATCGTTCGCTGGCACAACGCCATTGCAGCCCCAAAAGGCTGGTTAGCCACCAACGGCGGATCAGTCAGCCGCCTTACCTACCCCGCCCTGTTTGCCGTCATTGGCTACACTTACGGCGGGTCAGGAGCCAATTTTACCCTGCCCACCGTCACAGACAGCATCATCAGGTACTAGGAGGCCCGGCATGACTATCCCCCCGTCACTGGCCCAGCCGTCCATCGTCCAAGCCCCATTGGAGGAACTTGATCCGAATGCAATCAACAAGTCAATCATCGACGCCAAAGGCGACCTCGTCACAGGAACCGCGAACGACACTCCCGCCCGTCTCGCAGTCGGAACCGACGGACAAGTTCTGCTCGCCGACTCCAGCACCGCCACCGGCCTCCGCTGGGGAGCAGACCCAACCGCCGCCACCGTCGACGCAAAAGGAGACATTCTTGTCGGCACGGCCCCAGACACCGTCGGACGACTCCCAGTAGGCACAAACGGCCAAGTTCTCGTCGCAGACTCATCCACAGGTACCGGCCTCGCCTGGTCATCCGAAGCCGACCCGACCGCCATCCAGAAAGCCATTGTCGACGCCAAGGGCGACCTGATCGCAGCCACAGCAGCTGACACCCCCGCCAGGCTCCCCATCGGTACCGACGGCCAGTATCTGGTCGCCAACTCGGGCGCATCCACCGGCATGGCCTGGACGACACCCAACATCGCCCTCGGAACCGAAACCACCGGGAACTATGTCGCAGGTATCACGGGAGGCACAGGCGTCACCGTCACCGGCTCCGGTTCCGAGGGTGCCACCCCGACAGTCGCTATCGGCCAAGACGTAGGCACCGGCTCGAGCGTCGCCTTCGGCGGCCTCAATGTGGAC